GGGGCGACGGATCCGAGTGCGAGGACCTTGACGGGATTATATTCTCCACTTGTAGAACTATGAGTCGTGTGGTGTCATTGGATGATATTCCACCCTATCATCTTTTGCGCAGATTGTTGCGCGTGCCAAGATTGATAGCAAAGATGCGGGAAGAATTTTTTAGAACGTTAGATCTATCAGAGACAGACCCAGAGCGTTTGGGAATATTTAGACTTAAGGTACTCTATAATTACAGAATAGAATACATGGGAAAACCTGAACATATACCTGGGCACGAACATGATGACATTTTTGTGATAGAACCAGAGGAGCGAGCAAACTATGGAAAAATAAGAATTCTTAATGGAATTGATCGTGTCCCGATCAACCCCAACGAAGTAGAATTCCAGTTCCCAGATCTTGCGTCAGGTAAATGGTTTACAGTGGGCCCGAGCCGTCGCAAACTGGAATTGCCCCAGCGCAGACAAGCACTGAATCGCAACCTCACAACGGCTCAACTCTTGGCTATTACCAATCCTGATACGGTTCATCGCACGGGTATGCCTCATATAGATCCCTACATCGCTGCAGCACATATTGCTCCTATGTTGGGAGTGGATGGGAAGGTTATCACCGACGCAGCAAATGCAGAAGATGAGAGGAGACAACGTGCGCGCAATGTGTTGGAATTTGGGTTTGAACGAAAAAGGACCCGTAAATCTGGAAAACGAACACGGCGAACTAGACGTCACTAGTTGCGCACCGGCTTAGATGATGGCTGGTTTCAAAAAGGACCATGGGAAGAAATTCGTCATGACGGGTCCGGGTGTATGAACGCGGGCAGGAATTTATTCCACACTAGTAGAAACATGAGCCTTGAAGTGCCATTTGATGACATCCCTGCAGAACACTTTTTAGGCAGATTATTGCGGCAACACTTCATTGCAGTGATGCGTAATCACTTAGAAGAAGTGAAAAGATTGGCAGAAGCAGAATATGCTGGTCATGATAATTCCAACATTTTTTACAAAGAAGCACACGGACCAGTTTCCGAACGCATTAAAGATTTTATGAAGATTCGCTTTGATTGTAGGATGGATGATTATAAGATAAGATATATGGGGAAATCTACTACAAGTGGACGAGAACAAGACGATGTTTTTTTTATAATTCCGATTACTGGCGTTAGCACAATTTTTGGAAAAATAAGAATTCGTGGTGGACTCATAGGTCATTCAACCATCAAACCACACGAAGTCGAATTCAAATTTCCAAGTTTGAGGGGGGATAATTGGTTTACAGTGGGCCCGAGCACCCGTAAACAGCAATTAAATCGCGATCGCAGTACGGCCGCAGTTATGGCTGCGACCAGGCCTGAAACGGCTCATCTTGTGGGTCTTACGAAGCCTCTTGATCCCTACCTTGCTGCAGCATATATTGCACCCATGTTGGGAGCAAATGGACAGGCTGTTACTGACACAGCAAATGCGAGGGATGCAGCATTGAATGCTGCCAGAATTGCCGCGCTTCCAGAACCTGCGTCTCACTGGTCGAACAATGTAAATCTAAGTTCTATCACAGTTCGCAAATCTAGAAAACGAACACGAGCACGAAAGTTAAGAACTAGGCGCCACTAGTTGCGCACCAAACTTTGTAGACCCATTGATTTTCAAACCAATTGGTCTAAGCCGAAAGCCTCCTCCCTTCAATAGATGGCAGCCACTCCTGCAAACAGTCTCACCTTGGTGAGCACCGGCCTCGCCGATAGCAGGTTGCAACCGCCCAAGGGGCGTCCCGATATCAAGCAATTCGTAAAAGTCTTACATAAAACGACACGGTACGCTGCCCAGTGGAATCAGGTGGAGTTTGATGGTGCGCCGGAATTTGGACAGCGCGTGAGTTTGACGATTCCTCGGATAGGCGAACTAGTTAGCGGCTTAATGATTGTCGTAGATATGCCCGATATTTACACGCAGCAACTCGCTGCTATACAGGCGGCGGGCGGCACAAGTCTTACGAACCGAGGCGCCTTCTTAGGACCGCTGTTTGGATGGACGAACAGTTTGGGGCATGCGCTCATTCAACAGATTGAGTTGGAAATTGGAGGCGCCATTGTGGAAACGCTGGATTCTCGTCTGCTGGAAATCTTGGACGAACTGTACGAAACGGTGGAATCGGCGCAGGCGAAGAATGCGATGATTAAGCGTCAGGCGAACGGATTTACGAGCACGACCTTCTTAACGCCGACGCCGACGACAGTGTACGTACCGATTCCCTTTTGGTTTAGCCGGCCCGGTGTCTACAGCCACGCACTGCCGATTGATGCCTTGTCGTCAGATCTTGTACGTGTACATGTCACATTTCGGCCACTCAATCAGCTTTACTACACAGAAGCGAGACCGACCGCAACCACCGCTCCAGCGAGTTTTACGGGGGCGATGCTGCCCATTGCAGGCGCACAGTGGTGGAAATCCAATGCGTCGTCTCCCATCATCGTAAGTCAATTGAGTGAGGCGCAGGGGACGAGGGGCACGAATGCGTCTATTATTCCAGGACTTCAATTCCCCATCAGGTTTTCTCCTACGGCGGCGTATGCGATGATTGAATACATTTCGCTGGATCCCTATGAAGCACAGGCGTTTCGGTCGGCGGAACTCACCTATCATGTAGAGCAGCATCAGGCGATAGCACCGCAAGCGACGTTGGGACAGCAGATGCTGCGGTTTGAAGTTCCGTATGCGAATCCCGTCAAGGAGCTGCTTTGGGTCTTTCAGCGGCCCGAGGCGGAAACGTACAATGCGTGGTTTCTCTTTACACAGGATTTGGGACCCTACTTGACGCCGTATGCAACGGTCAATCCGTGTGCGATTCCCTGGTGGCCCGACGCAGTCTTGACAGGAACGGAAGCAACGCAGTATCATTTGCTACCGGGATTCAGGAATTCCATGAGCGAACCGCTGCAGGAAGCGACACTGTTGTACAATACGTTTGAGCGGTTTGTACACGACGGGGGGTCGTTCTTCCGTGGCGTGGTGCCGTCGCAGTATTACACGAAATCGGCAATTATTAATCGTTATGTGTACGCGTATGCTTTTGGAAAGAAGATGGGACGGCTGTCTTATGGACCGAGTGGGGCGGCGAATTGGGACAAGCTCACGCACAAGGAGATGTATATGACGCTGAAGAAGAATCGCAGTGGAACGGCGACACCGAGCATGAATCTGTACGCCTATGTGACGAATTGGAACGTCTTCAAGGTGTTTGGAGGGCGAGGAGGAATGCTGTTTTCTAGCTAAGAGGTACTAGAACCTAATATGAGAGTCCGTTGGTCTCTCATATGAGTATACAAAATTGCATAGTAATTAACCTCTGAGAGTGCTCGTGAGTTGAGGTATATAGCTAATGAGTGTGCTATTGTCACTGAGGAGTTGGGCGATCTGTGTGGATTGCGTTTCCACAATGCTTATGAGTTTTTTCGTAGCTCCATAATGCGCTTTGTAGAGTTGATCTACATTGAGAGAATGAAAATCAGAAAATCCCATATTGGAATCAAATGTGACTGCCTTTGGGAAGACCGTTTTGACTTCTTGTGCGATAAATCCAAGACTATGATTGTCTTGTATAGTGGACAATTGAGGAATAGACGTGTCCCACTCAAAATATTTTAGGTCAATGGCTTTGAGGGTGGAATAACAAAGATCGATGTTGGCAGAGGATATATTCTTTTTAATTCGTTGGTCAGACCCTGTTGTCCATGTATTTGTGGTTAATTTCCGAGCACCATCTGTGGTTAAATCAAGTTGAACAGAAGGACTTGACGTACCGAGTCCTACGCGGCTGTTAGACCCCAAAAATAAGGGAGGGCTGGTTGCTGCTGAGCCGCCTGGCAAAAAAGCAATATTTGTACTGGCAGGGGTTGTTATTCCAAAAAAGCTTGAAAACTCAGTTCCTCCTACACCAAATCCAAACCAGCCTATGAGTCCTATGAGTGTTGATTTTTGAAATCTTATGTATAATGAATCGGTGTCAGTTGTACCTTGAAATGTAAGAACTCCTCTATTACTTTTAATCCGTGTTAAACCATTTACTTCCATGGCGCCATTAATGTATGTGGAACCAGTTATATTTGCAGAACCGTTGACGTCTAATGTAAACGAAGGTGCATTACAATTGATGCCGAGGTTATTTCCAAAGGTTGTAAGAAAAATGCTTGAGAAGGTGGAAGGCACTACGGTTGTTGTCGTATTTGACGATCCTGCCGTGAGAGCGAGTGCATAAGGACCTACATCTGTAAAGGTGCTTGTCACCCCACCTAAGAATGCAACTGTCCCTGTAATTTGTGATGCTGCTCCTGCTCCACTTGTTACTACACTATTTCGTGTGAGTTGTTGCGTGGGTGTTGTAAAATTGCCTGTATACAAGGCTTGTCCCGCTGTGAAGCGCACACTTTGAACATACCCTTGCCCAAGATCATTGCCAACACTGTAAGGATCACAAAAAATTTGTAATTGCATGTTTTGATTTTCACTATAATTAACACTTGTTGTACTAAGTACTGCAGTTCCATTTGAATACAGGAACAGATTTGTTGCAGATGTGCGGACAAGTGCTACATGATACCAAGAATCTAGTGGCAAAATGTTTGCAATATC